ACTGATCGAGTGGGTCTTGAACTACTCGCCCGGCGAAGTGAACCTGCGGGAAGGCGCACGCGCTGCGGTTTGCGAGGCGTTGATTAAGGGCATGGGCTGCCTGTGGTGTGAGCTATTTGGCGAAGGCAATAGCAAGGTAAGCGGCCTCGGTTTCACATCCATCGATCATATCTTGATCGACCCTGACGCCGAGAACCTGAACGATGCCAAGTGGATCGCCCGTCGCCGAGAACGCCCTGTGCATGAAGTTGAGGACGAGTTCGGCTACAAGCGAGGCGACCTGAAAGCTCAGAAGTTCTCACAAAGCTCAGACGCAGACGCGAGCAACCGAGAGGACTTGTTTGTTGCCAAGCACAAGAGCACGGACACGATTGTGTATTATGAAATCTATTCGCGTATGGGGGTTGGCCACCGTGTCAAGGCATCGCTACAGAATCAGGATGTGGAGAAAGAGAACGAAGCCCTCGATAAGTTCGGTTCAAACGTATTCCTTGCGGTATCGCCGGATCATGAGTATCCGCTGAACCTGCCAGAGTCGGTTGTGAACAACCCAGAGGCTGATGTCACTGACGAAGTGATTCGCCGCATGGAGTGGGCAGCGCCGTTCCACCAGAACACATCGAATCCGTGGCCGTGTGTGTTGCTCGGGTTCCATCCTGTCCCGCGTTCACCGTGGGCTATGGCTCACATCACGCCAGCGATGGGATACCAGAAGTGTATCAACTGGATTCTGTCGTTTATCATGACGCGAATTCGCATCACGAGCCGACAGTTCATCGTAGTGCCGAGAAACCTTGAGGAGGAGATCAAGAACCGCATCCTACACGGTGGAGACCTTGAGCTACTTGAGATCGAGAATAGTCACCCAGGCACGGTGAATCAGCTTGCCGACTTCCTGAAGATGCCAGAGGTCAACGGCGAGTTGTGGAACCTACTTGGCGTTCTCAAGCGAGAGTTCGAGGACGCCACTGGCGTGACCGAACTTAACATGAGCGGTCGCACGAACTTCCAGATGCGGTCTGCCGCCGAGGCTACGGTACGCCGAGAGATGCTCAGCGTGCGGCCAGAAGACATGGCAAACATCGTCGATGACTGGATGAGCGCAGGCGCTAAGCTCGAAGCGATCATGGATCGCTACCTGCTGGCAGCCGAAGATGTAGCCCCAGTGTTCGGCGAGCCTGTGCCACAGATGATCGACATGGGCGGCGGCATGATGGTCCCAGGTGCGATGGGTCCGTACACGCAACTGTGGATGGAGCTAGTGTCGACCGACGACATTGACAAGATCACATCGGAGATGGAGTATCGCGTTGAGTCTGGTTCGGCCCGCAAGCCAAACCGAGACCAGCAGGTACAGGACATGGAGAAGTGGACGCAGATTCTGTTGCCAGCCTACATCGGGCTGTGGCAGCAGACCGGCGACCCGACCGCCATGAACAACTTCATCTCAATGGCTGGCGAGGCCAGCACTATGAAGGGCTGGAACAACATGCTGGCCCCAGACTTACGCCAACAAGGACCACCTCCAAATGGACAAGAACCTGTACAAGAAGGCCCTGGACAACGGATGCAGCCCGGCCCTGGCGGAGATGCTGGCATGCCGCCAAGCGCCGGGTAGTAAGACTGAATCAATGACTGGTGTTGCCAGCGGAAACCCGTTCCCTGACATGCCTGAATCGCTACGCCAAAAGTACATTCGCGAAGCTCGCGCAATGGGCATTGAGCCGAACGGTAAGCGATACATGGCAAGTTTAGTTCGAGAAGGATACTCGACGAAATTCGATCCGCAGGCACTTGTGGACAACTACGCCGACGCCAAGAACGTGTGCGCAAAGCACGGCTGGAAAGTCGAAGGAAAAGTGAACTACACACCGCCTGTGGTTTTGGTAGAAGAGAAGCCGTACGAGATCGCACCTGACATCTTGGCGAGAGAGGTCAATGCGGTCGAAGGCTTTAAGGAACTGAAGCCGAAAGAGAAGGCAGACGTTGTTGAGAAAACTCGCGAACGCCTCAACGGAGCTATGCGGTAATGGCAACAGCAAAGTTTTCTGACTTTACAGCAGTACTCGGATCAGACCTAGCCAGTGGCGACTTGCTGCTGGTTAGTCGCGTTGGCGGCAGTACGTCTGCAAAGCTAACTATTACCGAGCTTCGCAGCCATCTCGGTGGCTACTACTCTGCGCTAGGGCATACGCATGCGGCTTCAGCGATCTCTGGGCTAGGCTCTGCCGCAACTGTGTCGGCAAGCACATTCGCGGCTGCCAGTCACACTCACGGCCTGAGCGCACTCACTGGTGACACGTACACTGCCGGTCAGTATATCGGAGGAACCGGCGCTGGTGGCTTGCTCGCAAAGGGCAACGCTGGCACAGTCGGTCAATGCCTTGGATGGACTACTGGCGGCGCGTTTACGGCTATTACACCTGGAACTGGCAGCGGAGGCGGTGCAACTGCTGCACGAATCATGTTCTCGGCAACGGCACTTGATTCGCTCGGCACGAATGGCGCTTCGCTACTTAATCTTGGCGATGCGACAACGGCGCGATTGTGCCGTGGTTTTGATGATACTACCGAGACGTACGCATACGGTTCGTTTCAGGTTCCATATAACATCAATACATCCGGTACTGTCCTGTTCAACGTAGTTGGCGGCATGCGGTCAGCCACCAGCGGAAGCGTCGGGTGGACGATTGGCGAACGCGAGTCCGCTGGCGGCGAGGCGTGGACAGGGGCATACACCGAGTACGATTCGGTCGCAACCGTTGTCCCAGGCGCAACAACGACTCAGTTTTCAATTGGCTGGTCAACAACGGCGTCGGCGCTTGGGTGGGTAAGCGGAGACACGATTCGATTCCGCGTGTCTCGCGACCCAGGGGCCAGCGGAGATGCCAGCGGAGATGCGTTGCTTGACTATTTCTACATCGACATACCAACGAGCTAATTATGGCTGGATGTAGAATTTTTGACGGAACCGGATATTACTCTGAATCAGCAAATGGCGCTGACTACCAGGGTCTTTCTGGATTTACGATTGCCGCATGGGTGTATCGTGCCGGTACGGGGGCTTTTTGCGTTCCGTATGGAATAAGCAACGGGCCAAACAATGCAATTATGCTGTACTGGTTTAGCGATAATAAAATTTACATGGACGTTCGCAATGGCTCGGCAAAGTACAGGAACAGCAGCGCGAACACATCAACTGGCTGGCATTTCTTGGCTGGCATTTTTAATGGAACTGACTCTGACACTAGCCGCATGAAGGTTTACCTGAATGGAGTTGATGTTACATCAGAGGGCACGACAGGAAACCCGTCAACAACATCAGCGTCACTCGCCGTGACTGGCCGAGTGGGCAGACTTGATGTTTCGTCGGTTGTAAACTCAAGTGGAAACGCACTTGCGCACGTATCCATCTACAACGTCGCGTTGACCCAAAAGGAAATCAGCGAGCTAATGTTCAAGCCAGCATCGCCACAACGCGGCAGGCTTCACTATTGGGCGCTTAATGGAAACGATACCGCATCAAATCACAACGAAGCCGACATGCAGCGAGTTCATTACGTGACGGGAACAAGCATGGCGAGCACATCTGCGTCAATGCTATCCCCGAGAGTGTGCCTGGGAGGGTCATCGCGATGTCTCTAGTCGTAAACCGATCCACTGGAAACATAATTCCAATCGCCAACACACCGGACTATCCGCCGGATCAGTGGTTGATAAACCCTACTCTGCCAGATGGCGTGCCGTGGAAGTACCTTAAGGTTAGCGGCGACTCCGTTGTAGAGATGACCCAAGATGAAAAAAACGCTGTCGACAACCCGCCACTAACAACCGCCGAACGCCACCTGCAAGAGCAGGAAGCTGGCGTTACGCTAGCTAATGACTGGGTGATGCGGTGGACAAAGGAAGATCAGGTTCGCATGGGCACGGCAAAGGACATTGCAGACCTACTTGCTCTAGCAAACGACAATTCACCACTCGTGCCGTTTTACGAAGCCAGCGGAACGAAGCACCTAGTGTCTTACTCGACCGCATATCAGGTGCTCGCTAACTACATGACAAAAGTGATGGCCGAGCAAGCTAGACAGGATTCAGAACAATGAGCCTAACGTGGATAGCCGATCCAAATAGCGAACTGACTGGCAGAATTGATGTTTACAATCTCACAAATGGAATCGCCTTTTCACCAGACTCGCTAGAAGGAGACGCAACGGCGTTTTTGAGTGGACTGACTACCGGAAATACGCTGCGAGCAGAGGTCGATGGGTCAAATTATGTTACCGGGGTGGTGGTTTACTCCTCCGTAGTCGGCGCTCACTATGAAGTAACACTCACCGGGAAGACAATTGTCGGCGCGATCACTGACGGTGATACGCTGACGGTAACAGAATCTGAGCCATCAACACCGTCATCCAACCAGTCAACCATACTATTGCTTGGAGTAGGATAATGCAACTTGCACCTGTTAGAGGCGAAATGGAAACCGCGCAGATCAACTCGACTGCGGCTGGTACAATCACTGTAAAGGCCGCAACCAGCGGCGCTCGCGTCCACCTATCGCAGGCACTGCTGCTTACGGCTGGCGCTTCGCAGCTACTATTCAAGGACAGCGACGGCACTGCGCTGACGCCGACACTTAACTGCTCGGCTGGCTTCGTGTTGCCGTACTCGCCCGCTGGATGGCTTAGCCCAACGGCAGTTGGCAAGGGCCTGTCGCTTGAGCAGGTTGGCAGCGGAACCATCTCTGGTGTCATCAAATTTATCGCGGAGCCTCAGAGCTAATGCCGATCACATCTGACCGCGTATACACGTATCAGGACGCAATCGACCGTTTGCAGGACTACACAGGCGGTAACGCAAACACAGGCAATGTGCGCGCGTTCCGCCAGTCTGTGCTCCAGGCATACGAAGAGATTGCTATTGCGCGGCGATGGAATTATCTGCAGCGACCATACCGACTGACCTATTACGGGGCCACGACGGGCACGTGCTCGTACACCGGCGGTAACTTTACCATTGACTCGGGCTCGTGGCCAGCATGGGCTGCCGGTGCCACTCTTATCATTGGTAACGCCAAGCACCGAATCACAGAGCGGACCAGTAGCACGGTGCTTGCTGCGGACGACATCATGCGCCCGTTCGAGGACATCGCAACTGGCACTGCGTTTACGATTGTCAAGGGCGTCTACCAGCTACCGAGCGACTTCCGCGAGATGTCGATGCCGATGGCTGAGAACGGCATGCAGTCGTGGGCCACGTACGTGACGCCTGCGCAGTGGGGCGAGCTCACCCGCTATGGCGACTCAACCGGAGAGCCGCAGTGGTGGACGGTGATGCCTGACATCATCGACTCGTCTCGCATGGCGATCCATGTGTACCCGTTCCCAGACACGAACGGCACGGTGGATTTCACCATGCTCCGTATGCCGCGACAGATCAAGCGGACAGGCTTCGGAACCGCCGACCGCGCTGGCACCATTACGTCCAGTGGAACAGCGATTACTGGCAGCAGCACATCGTTCTCGTCGGACATGGTGGGGTCGATCATTCGTATTGGTGACGCCACGAACAACCCGGACGGGATCGGTGGCAACAATCCGTACGCCCATCAGGCGTACATCAAAACATATGCGTCATCGACTGCGCTGGTCGCCGCGTCCACATTGGGGTCTCTGTCTGGTCGAAAGTACACGATCTCGGACCCGATTGACTTCAGCCAAAACATGATGGAAATGTTCTGGCGTGGGTGTATCTACAAGCTGTGCTTGAACTTGAGCCTCCCGCAGGTTCAGCAGGCGCAGGCTGAATACTATGCCGCCATTAACGTGGCGAAGAACGCAGAGCAGCGATCGATGACTGGCCGCAGCGCGTACGATTTCAATATGAATCACAGCGTAAGACAGGTGTGGGTCGATGGAACAGGAATCTTATAAGCGAAGCAAGCCTTCGACTGACTTCCCAGGCATGGTGTCCAACGCTGATCCGCTGGACCTGGGGCCTGTTGCGCGCCTGCAGATTAACTTCGACT